CTAAGAAGTATTAACCTTCTAGACTATGATGTTGCGAAAATGATCGCTAAAGACTTAGCTGTGCCTTATTTTCAGTATCCTGGCTACTCCGTTATCAAAGCAAATGGTAAAGAATGGAACTTAGTAACAGGGCATGGAAAAAGTGGAGCTAAGAATGGAGATTTAGAACTTTATCAGATGTCTCATGTGTATAGTAAAGGTGACGTATTCTTTTTAGGACACAATCATCAACTATATGCAAAGCCTCTTGATTCTCTAAGAGTTGAAGATAATAAAGAAAAACTTTATAAGAGATGGTTCATTAGAGGTGGAAGTTTCTTAAATTACGCTGATTATGCAAGATATTCGTTTTATCAGATTGTCAGAACAGGTTGGGTTACTATGGAATTTACAAATAAGGATATACGCTGTTGGGTGAATTAATAGAAACATACGATCCTAAAGGTTTGAATCTAGGGGAATGTATTATAGAACTTAAAAGGATAGCGAAGGAAATTGACTACACTGCTCTTGTTCAGGGTGATCCTGAGAGTATGGTGAAGGTTGGACAACTTAAACAAGTTATTGAGCATGTATCAGTTCCTGAGTTAGTAGGATATGAAAGCCAAGAAAACCGTATCAAAGCATGATATAATAAGATCAATCAAAGCACTAAGGTATAGGATAGACAATCTAGTTACTATATTTCAGATGCAACAACAAGAATTTAAAGAGTACCTTGAGTACAAAAAAGAAACAGAACCTTTTGAAAGTTTCTTGAAAGAAAAATATGAACGTGAACAGTCAGAAAATATCGGAAGCGGAGGAGACGCTAAATCTAGCGAAGAGTGATTTAATCGCCTTTGGCAAACTCTTTCTTCCTGATGACTTTCTTCGTAGTGAAACTCCTAGTTTTCATTATGAAGTTGCCGATTGTATTGATGATAAAGAATGTAAGCAGTTAGCAATCATTGTTCCGAGGGGACATGGCAAAACAATCCTAACAAAAGCTAGTATCCTAAAAGATTTTCTATTTGCAGACGATCTTCTATTCTACGCTTGGGTATCTGCTACACAGAAACTAGCCGTAGGAAATATGGATTACATTAAACATCACCTCGACTATAACGAAAGAATTAAATATTATTTTGGCACAGTAAAGGGTCCGAAATGGACTGAAGAAGACATAGAGCTTCGCAACGGATGTAAGCTACTTTCTAAAAGTAATGTTGCAGGTATTCGTGGTGGAGCAAAGTTACATAAACGATATGACCTAATTGTATTGGATGATTTTGAACATGAAGCAAACACTATTACTCAAGAAGCAAGAGCTAAAAACGCTAATCTTGTCACTGCCGTTGTTTATCCTGCTCTTGAGCCTCACACTGGTCGGTTGCGTGTTAATGGGACTCCTGTTCACTTTGATAGTTTTATTAACAACCTTCTCGTCAATAATGAAAAAGCTAAAAAACAAAAAGACAGTTTTTCTTGGAAAGTTATTTCCTACAAGGCAATAGACAAAAGTGGCAACCCACTTTGGTCGTCTTTCTTTCCGAAGAAAAAGTTAGACGAGAAAAAGAAATTTTATCGAGACTCAGGACAACCTTCAAAATTCTATCAAGAATATATGATGGAAGTGATGAGTACTGAAGACGCAGCTTGGAGTAGCGATAATGTGAAGAATTGGAGTGGCTATTATGAGCATGAAGAAGGCATTAACTATATCGTACAAAACGGAGAAAAAACACCTATCAATACATTTCTCGGTTGTGACCCTGCTACTGACATTGATACTAAGGAATCTGACTTTAGTGTTATTATGGCTGTGGGTGTTGACACACATAATAACTTATATGTTTTCGAATATGAACGCCATAGAAGTATTCCCACCATCGGATCAAAAACCCAAGACGGAGAAGCCTATGGAAAGAAGGGCGTTGTAGATTATATTATTGAATTGTATGACAAATATCATTGTATGAGTGCAACTGTAGAAGATGTTGCTATGAATAGAACAATATTTCAAGCCCTAAATGAAGAGAGAAGAAGGCTAAATCGCTTTGATCTTGCTGTAATTGCTGAAAAACCTGGTGGTACACAGAAGAGAAATCGCATTTATAGTGGACTTTCGTCAAGATTTAGCATGGGAACGGTACATATTCGAGACAGTCACTTGGATTTATTGCACGAAATCCTTACATTTGGCCCTAGAATGGCTCACGATGATACCATAGAAACACTTTATTACGCAAACTTGCACTCATTTCCGCCAAACATGAAACAAGATAAGCATAAAACAAAATGGATTAAACCTAAACGCAAACCTAAACCTTGGATGGTAGCCTAATGCCAGGTCGTGATATCACAGGTAGTGCAATTGGTTTAGAACCTGCAAGACCTTCTGAACAATCTCTTGCTACTCGTGCTTTAAGTGGTACGGTGCGTCAGATTGCACAGGGGAATACTAAATCTGTATGGCAAGGACTTGTTGGTGCAGGTGAATTTGCTAAAAAACATCCAATACAAACAGGTACGTTAGCTTCTTTATATTTTTGGGGAAAACAAAAGGGAGTAAATATGCGAGGAGGAAAGCTAAATATTCCTCTTGGTAAAGATACAAAACTCTCTATTGGAAAACATAAATACAAATCTCCAGTGCCAGGTGAAGATGATGATATTAATTACTCAGGCGTAAAACTCTCTAGGAGATTTTAGTATGCCTAAATCTTATACATTTAAATCAGAAGTAGGAAATATTGGAAATGATGACAGCTATGATAACGCAGAAATCTCTGACAAAGTATTAGATGATTTATTAAAAGCCAATTTTGGGGCAAACTACGACAATCTCTCTGAGCTTAAAGAAGCCTTGAAAGATTATTCTCATAGAGTTTTTGGTATAGAAAGTACATATGGAAAAAATTTAGAAAGTAAGACAAGTACTGCAAAAGGAGGGTTTCAATTCCTTGTAGGGGAAGATCCTGGGCAAGAAGGAAATGTAAGTTCTTTAGACTCAGCAAGAACGAGAGGAACTTTATTTTGGGTTAATAGTGGATATAAAGGTAAAACTGTAGCTTTGGATGGAAATGCGTATCATTTTCTTCATAAAGATAAGATTGGCAAGAGTGGTGGAGGAATGACATTAGACGAACAACGAGCTTTATTTTATCTTAATACTTTTGAACATTTCTCTAAAAATGAAATAGGTTTAGACAGCGAAGGTAATGAAGTAATCACTAGGGGAGGCCCATTAAGTAATGAACACGGCCTTAACGCAATAAAAATGTTAGCTTTTGGGACTCAAGAGGAAAAAAATAATGCGAAAAAATGGTTGTTTTGGAATGCTCATTATAAGCCTGACCCAGATGAATTTGGAACAGAAACAGTAAAAATTGGAGATTTATCTTATACAATGCCTAAAAATTCAAAAGAAACCACAGATGCTAAACATATAAAGACACTTGAAAGAATGGATGAGTTTTTCAATCACAAATTAGGTACTTTTCATAAACCTTGGCTTTAGGATGAAATAAGGATATTAGACAATGGCACGAATGACAAACAAAAAGAGGGCTGAAAGAAATAAATCACTTTGGTCGAGAGCTAATAATAGTAATCGTCAAAAATGGGAAACCATTCAACAACAAGCTTATGACTTTTACTTAAACGATCAACTTACAAGTGATGAAAAAACTCAGTTAGAAGACGCAGGCATGCCTTCCTTTATCATTAATAGGATTACTCCTGTTATTGAAATGATGAAATACTTTGTTACAGCAAATAGCCCTAGATGGCAGGCTGTAGGTGCAGAGGGAAGTGATACTGATGTAGCGGCTGTTCATTCTGATATTGCTGATTATTGTTGGTATCTCTCAAATGGTAAATCTATATACTCTCACATTATACAAGATGCTCTTACTAAATCTGTAGGATATTTTCTTGTTGATATAGATCCTGATGCTGATAGAGGTCTAGGAGAAGTAACATTTCAAAGGATTGAACCATTTGACGTTTATGTTGATCCTATGAGTACGGACTTCTTATTAAGGGATGCTTCTTATATAATGATTAAGAAAAGTCTACCAAAACAACAATTGTATAGACTATTTCCTGATATGAAAGCAAAAATTAAAAAAGCTAGTGGGTTAGCGACAGAAGGAAACGCAGCCTACACAATGCGAGACATAGGTAGATCAGATAGCATTCAAATTGATGATATTGGAAGCGAAGCATATAATCCTGAAAATGCAGAAGAAGATGAAGTTCTCGATCTTTTTGAAATGTATCAAAAGGTTAAAGTGCCTTATATGCACGTATATCTGAATATTCCACCTAACGAAGAAGAGATGGAAGCTATTAAGCAACAAGCTCAAGAACAAATCCAACAATTACAAAAAGAATTAGAAGTACAAATTAAAGAACAAGAAAAATCTTTAATGGAAGCTGTAGAACGTGGTGAAATGATTGAAGAACGTGCTGTGTTAGAACTTGAAAAAGCTAATAAAGAAGCTGAAGCACAACTTCAACAACAACAACAAATGATTATTTCTAGTATTACAGAACGTGAAACAAAAATAGAAAATCAAACTGTTACAGAAGAAGAATTTAAAATATTAATGGAAAATAAAGAATTTGCAGAAAATTTAGTTGACTCTGTAAAATTCTATGATACAAGAATTAAGCTTTGTTGCACATTAGCCTCAGATGTATTCTTATATGAATATATACTTCCTTGTACTGAGTATCCTATTGTTCCTGTAATGTATCAATGGACAGGTACTCCTTATCCAATGAGTGCAGTTACTCCTCTTGTAGGAAAGCAACAAGAATTAAATAAAGCTCATCAAATAATGATTCATAATGCAAATCTATCTTCTAATCTAAGATGGTTATATGAAGAAGGATCAGTCCCTGAAGATGAATGGGAACAATACTCTTCTGCACCTGGTGCATTATTAAAATATCGTCAAGGCTTTGCGCCTCCAACTCCTGTTAATCCTTTGCCATTGAATAATGCATTTTTCTCAATGACACAAACAGGAAAGCAAGATATGGAGTATTTATCAGGTATTTATTCCTCAATGCAAGGAAATGTTGGTGAACAACATGAAACATATAGAGGTCTACTCGCAGCTGATGAGTATGGAACTCGAAGAATTAAAGCGTGGATGGAAACTCTTGTTGAGCCTGCTCTTGAACATCTTGGTAAAGTATTTAAAGAAATTGCACAAGCAACATACACTGCAAATAAAGTATTTAGAATTGTTCAGCCTAGTGCATTACAAGAACAAACAGAATCAGAGATTAACATCCCAATCTATAATGATTTTGGAAAAGCAATAGGAAAATGGAAAGATTATGGATCTGCTAAATTTGATATAAGAATTATAGCAGGTTCTACAATGCCTGTAAATAGATGGGCATTATTAGAAGAATATTTCAGATGGTTTCAAGCTGGACTTATTGATGACGTTGCGATGTTGGCAGAAACAGATGTTCGTGGTAAAGAGAATATCCTTAAAAGAAAATCTGTATACTCACAACTAAAATCACAAGTCGATCAGTTAGAATCCATGTTAAAAGATAGAGAAGGTACGATTGAAACATTATCAAGGCAAGTTGTACAAGCTGGTATCAGAGAAGATATTAATGAGGCTGAACTAGAACAAAGAAAACAAGTTCAAGATACCACAGCTCAACAGAAAGTACTCAGAGAGAGTATGAAGCTAGAAGCCAACGCAGCCAGAAAAGACCTAAGTAGGGAAGTCAAAAGCGCAATAAACGAATCAAGAAGAGGCAGACAACAAAAAAAATAGTGCTCTTGACTTAAATAGTCTGTCGTAACTAAATTAGGGAGAATAAAACTATGAGTGACAAACAAGAGACAGATAACCTACCTATCGAAGATCAAGTCTTAGGTAGCCCTGCAGCTCCTGTACAAAATACAGATGACTCGGCAGACTTTTTTGCCGCCCTAGATAGGGATGTCAATAGTATTACGTATGACTCGAAAGACAGTAACGAGCCAGATGCCCCCGTGATTGCCGAGGCTCAAGCAGAAACCTCTCAGGAACAACCTGAAAGCCCTGCTCCAGAACAAAATCACAATTGGGAAAAGAGATACAAAGATTCTAGTAAAGAAGCAAAAAATCTTAACAATAGATTGAGTGAGTTAGAACCTTATATTCCAGTTCTTGATGCTATGAAAGAAGACCCCAAATTAATCAATCATGTGAGAGATTATTTTGAGGGTGGTGGTTCCGCACCTGTCAACTTGAAAGAGCGATTAGGTGTACCTGAAGATTTTGTTTTTGATTATGACGAAGCAATTTCTAATTCAAACTCTGATTCAGCAAGAGTTCTTGGAGCAACTATTGATGGTGTTGTACAACAAAGGTTGTCAGCATTTGCAAATGAGCAACAAGCACAAAATCAAATTGTTAATGAAGAGGCATCTTTTAAAAGTCGTCACGAATTATCGGATGACCAAATGGGTGAAGTATTGAATTTTGCAAAAAGTCGTAAGTTATCTCTTGATGATATTTATTATCTATATAACAGAGAAAATCGGGATAAAAATATTGCGAACTCTGCTAGAAAAGAAGTAACAGAACAAATGAAAAATGTACGCCAGAAACCTAAGAGTGTCAGTACAACTGGTTCACAAAAAATAGACCAGTCTTCTGACGACCTTATTTTCGATCAACTCGCTTCATCAGGTGGTGGTGTGGAGGAATTGTTTAGATAATAAGGTAATAAGGAGAAATAGGTTATGGCAACAACACCTGCTTTTCTGGGTAAAGGTCTGACGGAATCTGGAACTGGCGTAATAGCTGGTTCAGGATTAGCGACTGGCGATCTGCGTAGACGATTTGATTTTTCTGAAAGATTTTCAGAACTATCAATAGATCAGACACCATTCTTTAGATTGGTTTCAAAGGTAGCAAAACAGTCAACAGACGACCCTCAGTTTAAGTATACAGAAAAACGTGGATCAATCCACAAAAGATACGCATATGTAGTCGGATGGAGACATGGATCAACTAATGTTTTTAATGATGCGACATTAAAAAATAGTTCAAATTCTGCCTCTATAGCAGAAGACAACACAGTTACAGTATTTGTAGCAACTGATTATAAATCAGCTGGTAACATACAAAATGTATCAGGACAATCAAGTGGCAAACTTGATATAGGTGTCACTGGTACTGCACCAGAGTTCTTTCTTGCTAATCAGCTCATCAAGGTTAACCTTGGTAGTACTGACGGAGGTGGAGCTGAAACAGAGGCTGGTAAAGCAATAGTTGAT